CCATAAAAGATGGTAAGATAGGACTGGATGTTACAGATACTAATGACAGTACCTTTCTTGATTTAGAGGCTGTTAAAGGCGGAAGTGTTTTAAATCTACAAAAAAATATTGGAAAAGATAATTTTTTATCAGGAGAGTTTACTAGTGATCTTCCTATTTATTCAATTGATGCAATTGAAGGTGATCAAAAATTTTCTTTATCTCCAAGTTTTGCAGCAGATTTTTATAAAGACAATGATTTTACTGGGTATGGAGCAGGAATAGACTTTCCAATTACTAAAAATTTATCAACAGGTATATTTACTCAAAAAGCAGGAGATGGGACAAGCGTAGATTCACTCGGGATTAATTATCAAAAACCAGTATTTAATGATGGAATTTTTTCTATTGATGCAGGCATAGACACTGACAGAAATAAAAATATAGGTTTTAATTTAACAATACCTTTTGGTGAGGGTGGAGAAGAAATACAATCAGATCCAACTGTGCTTATGTCTCAAGCTGAAAAGAATGCATACCTACAAGAACTAGAACAAAAAAAATATCTTGATAATTTAATTTATGGAGGAAATGATGCTAAAGAATTAATGGCAGCAGCAGCACAAAATTTTGATTTAAAAGATCTTATAGGACCTATGCAACCCAGAGAACAAAACGCTGAGGGTGGTTTAAATTATTTGATGGGGATGTAATGGAGATAGCCAAATATAATGATATGATGGCTCATCTCACTCGTAAGAGATTAGCAGAAGGAAATGATAAACCACAGATAGTTCCTCCACCAAAACCACCAAAAGATCCATTTGAAATTTTTAAAGAACAATCTGATCTTTTTTTACAAGCATCCTTTGCTACAACAAGCAAAGATTATTTTAATGGTCTAATAGAAAAAGAATATCAAAAAGCCCGTGAGGCAGGAGTCTCGGCTGAAGATGCATTAGGTTTTTTAAAAGAAAGAAGTCAGATGTATCGAACACTTATTGATGAAGGAAGACGTCAAGGAGAACCCGCTAGATTTGGACCAAGTTATGGTAATGATAGAGAGGATTTTGGCGCTGGAGGAGCTGCTGAAATTAGAAAATATTTAAATGGATTAAAAACAAACTCTACTGTCGACATATCAAAATATCTTAAAAAACATAATTTAACAGATAGAAATAAAAGAGCAGCAGCATCTGCTACTTTTAAAAGAGTATTAGATGAGTTTAATAATAAAAATTTTAAAATAATAACAGCAGAAGACGCATACGATAAATTTGTTTCACTTACTAAAGATGAAGCTAAAATAGCTAAAGAGGTTTATAAAGATGAAATAAAAAACTATGATAGTTTTGATGATTGGCAAAGAGATACTAAAAATAAATATAAGGTATCTGACATTAGAACAAAACAAACTACATTAGAAACAAAACCTACTGGTATAATAAAAGACGATCCTGATAGAATTAGAACTGTTGCCAAAAGAGGACAAGAAAATATTTCAGACGTTATCTTTCCAGATAAAAAAATGCCATCAGGTAAAACTATGGAACAAGAGTTTCTTGATGATTTAGATATAAAATTTTCTACACCAAGGGGTCAAGGTTTGCAAAATGCAGATTTCGTAAAAAAATACCCTATTTCTGATAAACAAGTTCAAAGAGTAATTAATTTTTATATAAAGAAAAAAGGATTAAAATATCCTAAAGGTGAAACAACAGGAAGTTATAAACAAAAAAAAGAAAAATATGGCCCTGTTACAGATTTAACAACTGAAGAAACAATATCTAAAAAAATTAAACAACCTATATTAAGAGAAAAAAATCTTGTTAAAAAAACAGGTAAGGTTACAAAAGGTGTAATTGATTTTGCACATAGAATTTCTAAAGAACATGCTAATGCTTTAGGTATTCAGTTTGGAACTGAGAATACAGGTTTTGATTCAAGGCTTATTAATCAAATTATTGTTAGACCAAGTGAAATAAAATTAGATAAATTTTATGAAAGACAAAGAGATATTTTAGATAAAATAAAATCTAAGGGTGCAACCAAAGAATTAATAGATGAAATGAATACCATAAATGGTTTGATTAACAACGAAGTTAAAAAAACTAGTGGTAGATTAATTGGTGTAAACATAGACCCAAACACTCAAGAAATTTCTTTTACTGGTGAAAAGAAAAAATTTAAACTTTCAAATTTAAATCAAACATTTCAAGAAATAAAAAATATTCCTTATGAAGAAAGAATTAAAATTTTAACAAAAGACGTAGCAAAATCAGTCGACGCAGAAATAAAACGTGGTTTTAGACCTTATGATTTTAGATTAATTTTAGGTGATCAAAAAAATAGAAAAACACTTTTGAAATATGCAAAAGAAAATGCTCCAGATATTTTTTCTAAATTTAAAAAAATATTAGATAATCCAGAATCTAAAAAAAGATTTGCCCTATATTCTAAATTACCTACAGTAGCTTTACCAGCTGGAATAGTATTATCCTTAGCAGGTCAATCAGGAGATGCGATGGCAGCAGAAACAGGACAACTACCACAAGGGTCACCAGGACAATTAAATCCAGAAGATAAAAAATTTTATGAAGACTATCCACTTACAACAGGAGCAGCCGTAGCAGCAACACCTTTAGTTACAAAGACAGGAAAAAAAATTTATGGCTCTCTTGCTAAAAATTTATTAAGAGCAATTGGTTCAGTACCAGCTGCAACATACTTTGCAGGTAAAGAATTAACTTCAGAAGATCCTAGTTATGCTATCGCAGGTGCAGATCTTTTATTACCTGAGTTAGGAAAAAAAATTGCAGGGAGTGGTTCAGGTATTATGTCTACTGTTGGTAGATTTTTAACAAACCCTATCGGAAGACTTGCAAGAGGTTTTACACCTGCAGGTATTGCTTTACAAGGTGTAGAGTTAGTAAACCAAGCAATGAAAGAACAGAAAAGAATTGATGAGATGAGAGAAAATGATCCAGAAGCATATCAACAATTTCTTGCAGAGCAAGAAGATATGATGAGAGAGTCTGCAGCGTATGGTGGACGTATGGGTTTTGCAGATGGACCTGATGATCCTAGTAAAAGAAAGTTTATGAAGATCATGGGTGGACTTGCATCATTACCAATTATTGGAAGATTTTTTGATGTAGCTAAAGAAGCTGCACCTGTTATTGATGCAGTAAAAACTGAAATAGCAAAAGGTAAACCTGTATGGTTTGATGCATTGGTTAATAAAGTGATTAAAATGGGAGAAGATGTAACTGAAAGATTTGCAACTAAAGAGAGAGAAACTGTTAATCAAATTAATATAGGTGATGGTGAGATTGTAAGAGTTTATCGAGATATTGATGAAGGAGCTGTTAGAGTTGAATATGAAAGTCCAGAAAATATGGGTGAAGGGTCTGTTGATTTAGTTTATAAAAAACCTTTACCTGATGAAGGAGATCCAAGTCCTTCAGCTAATTTTTATGCAACAGAGCTTGAGCCAAGAGGAGTTAGAACTGGACCTGATGACTACGATATAGAATTTGATGGTGAAAATTATGCAGACAGTGTTGAGGAGTTAATGTCTGATACAACAAAATTAAAAGAATTTGCAACAGGTCAAAAACGAACAATGACGGAGATTGTAGAATCTAAAAAGAAAAAAGATAAAACAAAAGCTATGAATGAAAGCACAATGGAACAAGCGGAATATTTAGAAAGTAAATATGGTCCAGGTGATGACTTATATTATCAAGATTATTCAGATTATGATTAAAAGACTAACAACAACAATACCACCAAAATCAGGGCCAGTACCACAGGGCTTGAAATTATCCTATAATACTGTTAAAGATGTTAAACTTACGGAGAAAATAAATGGCAGACATAGACAAAGCACTTCCAAACACAAGAAAAGAATTTGAAGTACCAGGCGAAGAAGAGATTAAAGAACAGGTTGTAGAAACAATCGAAGAAGAACAAGAATCACCTGATGCTGTAGAAGTTATAGAAAACGAAGATGGATCAGCAACAATTGATTTAGAACCATCTGCTGCATCGCCAGAAGGTGGTGACGAGCATTATGCAAACTTAGCAGAATTTTTACCTAATGATGCATTAGGAAGATTAGCTTCTGATCTTAATTCAAAATATATGGACTACATGTCTTCAAGAAAAGATTGGGAACAAACTTATACAAAAGGTTTAGATCTTTTAGGATTTAAATACGATAATAGAACAGAACCGTTTCAAGGAGCATCAGGTGCAACGCATCCAGTTCTTGCAGAAGCAGTTACACAATTTCAAGCTTTAGCTTACAAAGAATTATTACCAGCAAACGGACCCGTTAGAACACAAATTTTAGGAGCACCGAATGAGGAAAAAACACGTCAAGCAGAACGTGTAAAAGATTATATGAATTTTGAAATTATGGAAAAAATGAAAGAGTATGAACCAGAGTTTGATTCTATGTTATTTCATTTACCGCTTTCAGGTAGTACATTTAAAAAAGTTTACTACGATGAAATGGAACAAAGAGCCGTAAGTAAATTTGTTCCAGCAGATGATTTAATCGTTCCGTACAGTGCTACCTCATTAGACGATGCGGAAGCGATTATTCATCGTGTAAAAATTTCTGAAAACGAATTACGAAAACAACAAGTTGCAGGTTTTTATAGAGACATTGAAATTGGAAAAGCACAAGACAAAGAAACAGATGTTGAGAAAAAAGAAGCCGAATTAGAAGGCACATCTAAAACTACAAATGAAGATGTTTATACTTTATTGGAATGTCATATTAATTTAGATCTTGAAGGATTTGAAGATGTAAATCAAGAAACTGGAGAACCATCAGGAATTAAAATTCCATACATTGTAACTCTAGAAGAGGGATCAAGAGAAATATTATCTATCAAAAGAAACTATGAAATAGGTGATCAAACTAAAAAGAAAATACAATATTTTGTGCATTTTAAATTTTTACCAGGACTAGGTTTTTATGGTTTTGGTTTAATACATATGATTGGTGGATTATCTAGAACTGCAACAGCAGCACTAAGACAATTACTAGATGCAGGAACATTATCTAATTTACCAGCAGGATTTAAAATGCGTGGTATCAGAATCAGAGATGATGCACAATCAATTCAACCAGGTGAGTTTAGAGATGTAGATGCACCCGGTGGTAATTTAAGAGATTCATTTATGATGTTACCATTTAAAGAACCATCACAGACTTTATTATCATTGATGGGTATTGTTGTACAAGCTGGTCAAAGATTTGCATCTATTGCAGATTTACAAGTTGGCGATGGTAATCAACAAGCTGCAGTTGGAACTACAGTTGCTCTTCTTGAAAGAGGATCAAGAACAATGTCTGCAATCCATAAAAGAATTTACTCTGCCTTAAAAAATGAATTTAGAATAATGGCTAGAGTATTCAAGTTATATCTACCTCAAGAATATCCGTATGACGTAGTTGGGGCTCAAAGAATGATTAAACAATCTGACTTTGATGATAGAGTAGATATATTGCCAGTTGCAGATCCCAACATCTTTTCACAAACTCAGCGTATTTCCCTCGCTCAGACTGAGTTGCAGCTGGCAACTTCAAATCCACAAATGCATAATATGTATGCTGCATATAGAAATATGTATGAAGCTTTAGGTGTAAAAAATATTGATCAAATATTAATGAAACCACAACAGCCACAACCAATGGATCCTGCATTAGAACACATACAAGCTTTAAGTGGTGGACAATTTCAAGCGTTTCCAGGTCAAGATCACAGAGCACACATAACTGCTCACTTAAATTTTATGGCAACTAACATGGCAAGAAATAATCCTATGGTTATGGCATCGTTAGAAAAAAATATTTTTGAACATATTAGTTTAATGTCTCAAGAACAGGTTGAATTAGAGTTTAGAGATGAGTTACAACAGCTACAAGCTATGCAAATGCAAATGCAACAAAACCCAATGATGGCTCAACAAATGCAAATGCAGGTTATGCAGATGACTCAAAAGATAGATGCAAGAAAAGCTCAATTAATTGCTGAGATGATGGGTGAATTTATGGAAGAAGAGAAGAAAATTACTTCACAATTTGATAATGACCCTATTGCTAAGTTAAGATCAAGAGAATTAGACCTTAGAGCAATGGAAAATGACAGAAAAGAACGTGAAGGTAAGCAAAGAATGGACCTTGATAAGATGAAAACAATGATGAATCAACAAAATCAAGATGAAAAACTAGAACAAAACGAAGAATTAGCTAATTTAAGAGCTGATACATCAATTCAAAAAACAATTTTAGGAAAAACGCTTCCAAATACCGATCAAATGATGCCAAATATTGACATTATAAGAAAAGAAAACTAATTTACTAAAATAAGGAGAAAAAAATGGAAAAACTAGATAAAATAACTGACGTAAAAGTTGGTGAGCAAGAAACAGAAGTTGATCCAAGATCTGAAACTACTGCTAACAGAGCCGCAAGAAATAAAATTGGTACAGGTGGCCCTGAAATGGAAGTAAAAGGTCAAGGTGCTGTTTTAGCAGAGAAAAAAAGAAGTTCTAAGGCGTACTAACATGTGGTTATCGGCAATAAAATTAGCCGTCTCTGCTGGAAGTAAAATTTATGCTA